CATGGCTCAAGGCAAAGTCAGCGTCAACAACCTGAACCTGGGACAAGGCCCGGTCACGGAGATTGAGCGCTATTTTCTGTTTATCGGTCCCGCCGCGAAAAACGTCGGCAAGTTGATTCCGTTGAACACCGACAGCGACCTGGACACCGAGCTGGGCATTCCTGCCTCGGACCTGAAAACCCAGATCATCGCGGCCCGCCTCAACGGTGGCAGCCGTTGGGCCTGCATGGCCGCACCGATGGCCGCCGACGGCGCCTGGGCCGACGCCCTGGAGCAGGCGCAAAACGAAAACATCTCGGTCGAGGCGGTGGTGATCACCAAACCGGTGACCACAGCGGCCGAACTGCAAGCCATGCACGCGGCGGCGATCGAGCTGGGCAATCGCTACGGACGCCGGCTGTTTGTGATGGCGGCCAGCGCTGGCATCAAGGCCACGGCCGAGTGGTCGGCGTACCTGGTCGAACAACGCAACCTGACCAGCGGTGTTTCCGCGCCTCGGGTATTGCTGGTGCCACAGTTGCACGGCAATGACCTGGGCGTGCTGGCCGGTCGCCTGGCCACCGCCGAGGTGAGCATTGCCGACAGTCCGATGCGCGTGGCCACCGGCGCGCTGATCGGTCTTGGCCCGGTGCCGCTCGACAGTGACGGCGTGGCCTTGCCGTCCGCCGTGCTGGCTGAACTGGACAAGGCCCGCCTGTCGGTGCCGCAGACCTACCCGGACTACCCGGGCATGTTCTGGGGCGATGCGAACCTGCTCGATGCGCCAGGCAGTGACTTCACCGTGGTGGAAAACCTGCGCATCGTCGACAAGGCCGCCCGCCAGGTACGGATCCTGCTGATTCGCCTGGTCGCCGATCGCAAGGTCAACAGCACCGCCAACAGCATGGCCAGCACCCGGCTGACCTTGATGCGCCCCCTGCGTGACATGTCCCGCTCGGTGGTGTTTGCCGGCGTGCAGTTTCCCGGCGACATCCAGCCCCCGAAAGACGGCGACATCACCCTGGTGTGGAAGAGCCACACCGCGATCGAGGCCTACATCAAGGTCCGTCCCTACAACTGCCCCAAAGACCTGACCGCGAACATCGCACTGGACCTGTCTTTGGACAACGAGGAATAACCATGGCCCGTATCAGCGGTATGAATTTCGACGTCACCCTGGGCGACCTGCAGGTGCATATCGAAAAGGCCAGCCTGGACATCACTGACAACAGCGCGGTGGCCCAGACCAAGGGTGTGCCCGATGGCCATGTCGACGGCGACGTGGCGGCCAGCGGCGAGTTTGAACTCGACAGCGCGAACTTTGGCCTGTTGATCGAGGCCGCCGGCCGCGCCGGTTCGTTTCGCCGGCTGGAACCTTTTGACACGCTGTTTTTTGCCAAGACCGCCACCGACGAACTGCGTGTCGAGGCCTTCGGCTGCAAGGTGAAAATCTCCGGCCTGCTGGACATCGATCCCAAGGGCGGTAGCAAGTCCACGCACAAGGTGCCGTTCGACGTCACCAGCCCGGACTTTATCCGCATTAACGGCGTGCCGTACCTTGACTCGACCGAAATCGAGGGCCTGGGCTGATGGATCAGACCACCCGTTGGCCCAACTTTTCGGACTTGGAGCTGCGCTGCCGCTGCGGTCAGTGCCCCAGCGCTACCCGGGGTAAAAACCCGATGGACCCGGATTTTATGGACCGCTTGCAGCTGCTGCGCACCCTGTATGGCAAACCGATGCCGCTGAGCAGTGCCTATCGCTGCCGCAACCACCCCGCAGAAGCCGGCAAAGCCGAACCCGGCGAACACTGCGCCGGTACCGCCGTCGACGTGCGCATCCGGGGCGCCGACGCCCTGGAGCTGCTGCACCTGGCGCTGACACTCGGGTTTAACCGGATAGGCGTCAGCCAAAAAGGCACTGCGCGCTTCCTGCACCTAGGGGTTTCCCCTATCGGCGGGCGTCTGCCCAGCCCGATGATCTGGAGTTACTGAGCCATGCCATTCGACAGCCATCTGGAGCTGCGACACCGACCGGGGCACTCGCGCTGGGAAGTGATCCGCCCGCTGCATTACCGCTACTGCGACCCAACGCCGGCACCGTTTGATGGGTATCAACCGCGCACGACGCACTTGATCGTCGTGCCGATCGGCTACCTGTCGGACCTGGCCAGCGTGCCGCGCTGGGCCAGGCGCCTGGTGGACGCCCAGAGCCCCACCACTCGCCGGCCGTCCGTGGTGCATGACTTTATCTACACCAATCAGACCCACCGTTTCACCAAGGTCGAGGCCGACCGGATTTTCTACGAGGCCCTGCTCGAGGAGGGCACAGCCAAGCCCCTGGCCTGGCTGATGTGGAAGGCGGTAAGGATCGGCGGCCGTGGCAACTGGGGGCGGCCATGATGGAACTGACCCCGATGCACATCAGCGTGATGCTGCTGCTGACCGAGCTGGTGTTGACCGGCGTCGCCGGTTTTCAGATCTACCTGTTTCGCCAGGTCAACGCGGCACGCCGCGAACACCTCGAACTGCGCATCGAGATGGCCAAGCACAACGGCCGTCTGGAAGCCTTCGACAAGGCGCTGTTCAAACTCGAACACCGCTTTGAAAAGCGTCTGGAACACTGCCTCGACGCTTATTTTTCCAACCTGAACCAAAGGACTAAGTCATGACCGAACACCGCGAAATCACCCTGGACATCGGCGAACAGGAATTCACCTTCACCCTGGCCCCGCAGGACGTGACCAAGTACTTCAACGCTGTCACCCCCAACAGCAAGGTCGCCCCGTCCAACAACCTGCTGACCACCACGGTCAAGGCCGAGCAGCTGCAAGCTCTGCGCCCGTTGCTGCGCAACCCGGTGCTCATCATGCAGCTCGCCGGCGCATTGCTGGAGGAGTACGCGCCGGACGTTGAAGTGGTTGTAAAAAAGCCCTCGAACGTGCCGAACGACTGAGTGACGACGGCCTTGGCCAGTTGATGGTCCTGGTCGAGCGCTGGTTGCCTGGGTGTGAACCCACGGCGCACAACCTGGGCACTGCCAAATACCTGGAAGACGAACATTGGAAGCGCATGGAAATCGCCGTGGCCAACGGGATTGCCAAGGCCTTGAAAGGTTAAAAAATAATGCCGGCACTGATGCAAAACCACCTTTACCAGGGCGATTGCCTGAAGTTTCTCGCCACCCTTGAGGACCAGTCAGTCGATGCACTGATCACCGATCCGCCGTACTCCAGCGGCGGACTGCATGTCGGTGCAAGACAACAAGCACCGTCGGCCAAGTACATCCAGCGCAACCTGAAAAAAGCTTATGTCGAGTTCGCCGGGGATAACCGCGATCAGCGTTCACAGCTCAGCTGGTACGTGCTCTGGTTGTCCGAGGCTTATCGGATTCTCAAGCCCGGGGCGCCGGTGTGCCTGTTCAGTGACTGGCGACAACTGCCGTTGACTACCGACGCCTTGCAGGCGGCCGGCTTCACCTGGCGCGGCATTGTCGTCTGGGACAAGACCGAAGGTGTGCGGCCGCAGTCCGGACGATTCCGCTCACAAGCCGAATACATCATCTGGGGCAGCAAGGACGGTATGCCCTTGGATCGCCAGGCGCCGGTGTTGCCGGGGGTGTTTCGGCACCCGGTGCGCAAGGCCGACAAGTTCCACATGACCGGCAAGCCCACGGCGTTGATGCGCGACGTGGTCAAAATCTGCGAGCGCGGTGGGGTGATTCTCGATCCTTTCGCCGGGTCTGGCACCACGCTGTTGGCCGCCGCCCTGGAAGGCTACCAATGGCTGGGCAGTGAAATGCTCGAGCACAACGTATCGATCTGTCGTGAGCGCCTGTCCGGCGCCGCCGCGATCGCCGGCTAAAGGATCAGAGCATGGCAGCCTCCGCCACCAGCAAACTGGATTTTGTGCTGAGCCTGGTCGACCGGGTGAGCAGACCGCTGCGCCATGTGAACGCCAGTTTCAGCGACCTCGGCGAACGTGGCCAGCAAGGCATCAAGCAAATGGGCGTCGGTCTGGCCGGCATGATCGGCACCGCCTACGCGCTGAAAACGGCCATGGCGCCGGCACTCGCGCAGAACGCGGCACTGGGCGAAGTCAAAAGCCTGGGAGTCGCAGGCGACGCCCTGGAACTGCTCAATCAAAAATCGCTGGCCTTCAGCATTGCCTACGGTGCCAACGCCACGGCCTTTGTCCGTTCGGCCTATGACATTCAAAGCGCGATCGCCGGATTGACCGGCACCCAGCTGGCCACCTTTACCAATGCTTCCAACGTGCTGGCCAAGGCCACCAAGGCCGATGCCGGCACCATCACCAGTTACGTCGGCACCATGTACGGAATCTTCAAAAACCAGGCTGATGCCATGGGCAAAGGCGAATGGGTCGAGAGCCTGGCCGGTACCACCGCGCTGGCGGTGCAGATGTTCAAGACCACTGGCGTGCAGATGAGCGCGGCGTTTACTGGCGTTGGCGCCAATGCCACCGCCGCCGGCATCGGGCTGTCCGAACAGATGGCGATTCTCGGCACCCTGCAGGCCACCATGAGCGGCGGTGAAGCCGGGACCAAGTACAAGGCGTTCCTCTCCGGCGTCGGTGGTGCACAGGAAAAGCTCGGCCTGACGTTCACCGACAGCCAGGGCCGGTTGCTGCCGATGCTCGACATCCTCGACAAGCTCAAACTGAAGTTCGGCGACACCTTGAACCTGGCCGAGTCGGACCAGCTGAAAAAGGCTTTTGGCTCGGATGAGGCCGTGGGCCTGATCAAGCTGCTGATGA